ATAGAAACTTTCTCATCGTCAAGCTCCTCAAGGGCTGACTGGACATCTGTTGCAGAAATATTGCCATAAGGAGTGAATTGGATGAATTGTGCCTGAGTGGTCTGCTGAATTGGAACAGGCGGGAAAGCCTGAGACAACCCAACAAAGAATATTGTAAAAAAGAAAATAGGGAAGAATATATAAGGTTTAAAAATGTTATTTTTTTTCATCACTCCTCCTTATTTGACAAAAGTTAAAACAATAGTATATTCCGCACTGGCTGTTGCCTGATTGACCACATCCAGGGTTAAAGCCCCATTGATACTTGGATAAAAATTGACATGCAAATCGGCTCTGGGCAGGTGCATATTCGGCAGGCATGATCGCTTAAGTGTAGCATGGATCAAGCCGAGTCCGGCATATGCGGTTGAACCATCCTCTGATCCGAGCAGATCCAGACCGTCACTATCATATATCAACACATCTGCCGCATCTGGAGCCGTACCCCCATCAGTCGGGAAAGCCTCCACCTTGTAAAGATAAAAACCCTTTATATAACCCGTAATGGCCGTGTTAGTATCAGTGTTCGGTATAGATCCATCTGAAGCATCCCCAGTGCAGGTAAATGTAACCTGCCGGATATCATTCTGAACCATGCTTGCAGATTGCACCACTGTTCCGGCTGCATTTGCAGCACTTGCTATTAGAAACAGCAACCCTAAACAAATGCCAAAAAATTTAAAATGTTTCATAACAACCCTTCTCCTTTCAATTGTTCTATTGCAATCTCTCTTATTTTCTTTTTGATCAGATTCTCCCGGCGATGTTCTTCCTGCAAGGATTCCTCATGGGTCTTTGCCATCTTTTTTTCAGAATCAAGTTTCTTTTGATCTTCCGGCTTGATAATCCATTTTTTATTAACCGGATCGTAACGGTGATATTTGGTAGTCTTTAGTTCGAGCTTGGGTTTCACAACCCATTTATAGTTTTCAAGCCAAACCTCTTCCATTTTACTGTCATATTTAGGAGGCTTTTCCAGGCTGGCTGTCCGGTGATTGTAAATATAGAGATCATTCTCAGAATCACCATGTTTCCATAACGGACTCCTCCGAGCTTTCGTTGTAAGCTCTGGATAATACCGACCTTTTGTATCTGTTTGGTATAAATTCAATAGTGTATCCCTCCCCATTTATAAATATTTTTTGGTCGTGTTTCATTCCCACCTCTGGCCTGGCTTGCATAATTCAAACTTGTATTTGCAGTATCCGGACCCTGAATATCATGATCAGCGGACCCGGAAAATTCACTCGATCTATATTTGCGGTTATGTGTATGGCTTTCGAATTCATCATCCTGCAGAGTTCCAACATAATCGCCGCCCTGGCCATCACCTCTATCTGTACGGGAGGATGCATCCGGATCAGTTCCAGCGCCATCGTCCCACATTCGTAAAAAACGGCCTCGATCATCAGGAAGATTAAAATGATTAGCGTCCACATTGCCATATATTGTGCCTAATTTAGCAAATAAAGCGGAATAGGTTGTACGGCTTAGGCTTGATCCATCCCGGTGCAGTAATCGCCTGGCAGTCATTTCAGCTGCATCAGGAACATAGGAAAGATTTACCTCTGTCCCTGCTTCGATTATGTCCCGGTTATGGCTCCCATCATTACCATGCTCAACAAGCACAAGCCGGTTTAAAGTGTCGTCTGATGTTGGATGATTTGCCCCAACCATATACTCTGTGTATTGTATACTTTGATCTGTCATAATGTGACTCCAGTATCAACTGTTTTAAATGTTACAGTGGATTTTTTAAAATTGGGATTAATGCTTGTGATCTCCACCAATCTTTGATCCCAGCTGTCACCCTCTATATCATATATTTCTCTGGTTGTGATTGCAAGGAAATCGCCAATATCAACGAATAAACGTTTCAATGTCTGATCTATAAACTCGACTTCCCATAACGGGAATCCATACTTATCTGTAACCAAATCTTGAATTACTCCAATGGACGTTGAATCCCGACACCAGAATAACTCAAAATCATCACCAGGCAATTGAGCACCATATATATTTTGACTGGCAGTATCGGCACCTGATTCTCCACTGCTATAATCATCAAATTGCTGCTCAGAATAATTATACGAATAATAAGCCGGACATTGATTGATTAAATTCTCTTGTCGTTGAAGGGCTGTTTTTATTTCTATTTCATGCTCTGGAATTGCAGGAGCTGCTGATTGTGAAGGATCAATACCATCAAATATTGACATTGAGATTTTATTGTTGCCATCTATATAAATATAACCCAGGAAGCTGCCAATCATTTTCTGGACAATATCCCATATTTTTTCATCCTGATCAATGACACCTGCCGCCTCATAGCTTTTATCAGAAAAAACGTTATGAGATGTGGCTTTTTTAGTTGCATCGAAATTATTTAAAGTGAAACTATTTTCTACTGTAAGAAAATCATAAATGATATCTATGATGTTATCAGTGATGACTCCGCCTCCATCGTCCTTCCCTTTGCCCTTAACCGTTATTTTTGAGTTGCCCTGATCAGAGGTGAAGGTAATAATTGAGATCGTTCCTTGGGACTCATACGCATTGTTGTGAGAAAACGTCCATCCACTTGCTGTCTGGACTCCATCAACATAAACTGTAATTGAATTGCCATTCGCCACACTCATGACCTCATGATCTGCAAATGCATAAACATGATTAACCGTATCAATGCATGGAACTTCCCATATGCCACGGGAACCGGCTGTTAAATCACCATAGACTATAGGCAAGACGGCTGATGTTATAGCAGGATTTGTATAAATTTCAGCTTTTCTTAATTCAAATTTAACATCAAGATCGCTCATTCTATAGCCTCGACTGTCAATAAATTCTTACTGATTTTAATCTCTGTGATTGTTCCTTCAAATATAGCTAAAGCCTCTTCAAAAGGAAGCTCCTCAAATCCAATATATACAGATAATTGCTTTGTTAAAAATGGTTCCTTGGGAATCAGCTTTGAGAAATATTGATCTGTATTATTTAAACTTACAATCATATTTTGCTGTTTTTTTGTAGAATATCCTAAAAGAATGCCTCTTTTATCTCCATGCGCTGTACGCTTGAATCCGGACATTGACATTAATCTGCCTGATTTTTCTATTAATTCAACTCCGACTGTAGCCTGGACTGTACCATCGGCAAGAACTGTGCCATCTGCTTTATATCCAGTTGCAGAGGCAACAAGACTTAACTCTTTTTCACCATATGCCCGTGCCCCCATATCTGTCTCAATCATAATATAACTGATAGGAATTTTATCCCGATATATTTTTCTATGGAAAGCAATTGAAGTCCTATACACTTGAGACCACCTCCAGCATGCGCAGCTTAGATGATTGTAAATTATTAGTAGTCAATTTATAAGGCAAACTCTCCAGCTCAACCATCCAGAAATCGGATAAACTCGTTTCGTCCTCATTGAAATAAACAGGAGTGATAGACCCATCTGATCTATCTATAATTGTCTCAATCATATCAATGTAAGAATCAATGTCAGAAATATGATTTAATTTATATTTAAAATCTCTCTGGAAATTAAAAAAGCGTTTCTTTGCAACACCAAACGCCGTTTTATTCTGTTTGATGATTGATTTAATATCTCTGGCGCCGGTTCTAAATTGGAAAGTCTCCGCCGGTTCAAAATAAGAACCTATAAATAATTCTCCAATTTCTATATAATTATCAGAATTACCAGCATCTGTGACTTCAAGCCTCCAATAACGCTTTGTAGTTGCAGAGGATAAATAATGAAGTATCTTATCACTCGCCCATGTTACAGCTTCTGAAAAGTCCGGGCTCCCCCATGAATCAGACGTATGACCTTTTAACGTAATAGTAGCATTTGATGTGAAATTGTGATCATAAATAACCAGAGCTTTTATTTCTTGAGAGGAGACTAAATCAATAGTGATTGTATTTGGCGATTCCAACGCACTTGAACGATATCTTGAATCACGATCCCAGTCAAGCAATCGCTCTCCATTGTAAAGATTCACGGCTTTAAAATACCAGGTGTCTTCAAGTTCAAAATCATCACCAGTGCCAGAAGCCCAGGACACGTTAACGCCATTATTTAAAGTAATTGGAGAACTGGATGTGGTTACGCCTGTAGCGTTCCAGCTCCCCTGGCCATCTGTCCATTTAAACGTAGCCTGTCCAACTTCTTTACCTCCGGCCACACTATCAATTTCAATCGTATACTCAAGATCTTCAGTTCCTGAAAAATCCCCCTCTGTGGTTATGACAGCAGATCCTGTACCGTTTTTTAAAGCTGTTGTTACTGTCCCGGTTTTTAATGAGGATATTGTCAACATATCTGCATCATTCAGAAGATTGTCATACATGAACCGCATAGATTAATACCCCCAGTTTTTTAATTTATATAACCTGTCGTTTATCGTCTCCACAAAATCATTAAAAGCGCTTTCATCAGCAATTAAGGCACCCTCGACCGTCACCAGAGAGCCAACATTGATATTTGTGGGTTGTGTCATATCGGCATTACTGATGATCTGTCCTGATTGATCCGGGATGAAAAGTTCCCGACCCCGCTCCCCAACCACATAAGGTGATCCTGCAGCCACATCACCTCCAGATTCCCGGGGCAGAGCCAAAACGTTCGCTAAAGAATATGTAGACATCATTCCGGACATGGCAGCGGTTGCGTTCATTCCAAAAGATGCCAGGGAAGCCAAAGCAGCTGCAGGAGCCCATGAAGTTGCAACAGTTGCCGCCTGAGCGACACTGGTTGCTGTTGAAGCAGTTTTAAACATTTTTTCCATAGCCCAGTTTATAGCCATTTGAGCACCCATTTCAACCATGGCTTTGACAGCATGACCTAAGATCGCCTGCCCCATTTTCTTAAAGACGTCTTCCCCTTGCTTGCCGTAAACAATTATTTGAGACATTGTCTGTCCCATTGATTTAGCAAGAGAACCACCAGGTCCAAATATATCTGCCAGATTCTCGCCCATTCGCTGCCATGGATTCCAGTCTTCTGTCATTTCACTTATTCGTTCCTGGAAACTGAGGTATACCTCTTCACTCTCAGTCATATTGTCCTGGACAGCTTGTTTCATGGCTTCTTGCTGTTCAACAAAACTATCAGTCATAGCATTATGCAGCTCTTGAGCTTTTGCTATCTCCCAGGCTGATTGCTGCTCAATCCGTCTTTTTGAGCGTGCCTGATGATCTTCTTGAGCCTTATCCTTATCTATGAGTTGATCCGCAAAGCTTTTTCCTAATGCATCATGTAATTCTTCTGCCTTCGCAATTTCCGCCTCTAAATCATCAACAGGTTTGCCTTTTCTGTCTGATGGCTTAGATGGAGGCTTTCCTTCACCTGGCAGGATTCCCATGCCAAACTCATCTGTCATCCGCAACTCACGCCCAGGTTTTCGCTTGGCAAATTTTGCGGCCCCTGAGATTGCTTTAAATACAAGAGATGCACTCTCAGCCATGACCTGAAAAACAGGCGTTAAATCACGAACCAATTCTGTAACGTCTTTAATGGCGCTCCTGGCATCCGCACCAAAAATATCAAACATCTCAAGTGCAACACCTTCAAGGGTTGATTGAAGAGTTTTCAGATCATTGCCCAGGGTATCCCGCATTGTTGCTGCTATTTTACCTGAAGCCCCTTCAGCATTTTCAAGTTTACTTGTGAACTCTTTTACCTGATCAATATTATTGGCAAGGATCAAGGCGGATTTGGAAGAGATACGTCCAAAAATTTCTGTAGCTTCTGTTGCGGAAATCTGTTTTTTTCTCATCTCCTCCAGAACTTCAACAAGGCTGGCCCCGGAGTCAAGGCCCAGTTTTTCAGCTGCAACTGATGTACGGAGCATTATTGCCCTGAGATCTGTTCCAGCCATGGAAGCTTTTACACCGGCATTGGCCATAATACCCAGAAAGGCAGATGTTTTTTCAATGCTATATCCCATACTGGCTGCAACAGGAGCAACATACTTAAAAGATTCTCCAAGCATCTCAATATTTGTGTTGGCTGAAGAGCTTGTTTTGACAAAAACATCAGACAGCCTGGTAAGTTCTTCAACTTCAAGACCAAAGGCCGTTAAGGTATCGGTCACAATATCGGATGCCTGGGCAAGATCAACCTGGCCAGCTGTGGCAAGGTCGAGCATACCGGGCAGAGCCTTAATCATATCTTGCACTTCCATCCCGGCCATGGCCATATATTTCAGAGCATCGGCTGATTGAGAAGCTGACCACTCAGTGGTTGCCCCCATTTTTTTGGCGATTTCAGAAAGCTGATTAAACTCTTTACCCGTGGCTCCGGATATCGCTTTCACAGCCATAATGGATTTTTCAAAACCCACGCCAACCTGAGTGACTTTGGCAATTGCCGCACCATAACCAACCACAGCTGCTGTCAAGGCTGCATAAGCCGCCGTCATCTTTCCGGTGCTGGCTGCCGATCTGGACATATTCTTGTCAACGGTTCTACCAAACTGTTGTATTTTTGGCGTTCCCTTGTCATCGACAACCAGATTTATTCTAAGTTCTTTTGCCACTTTTTAGCCTTTTTCTGTGTGCATCATTGATACATTCCAAAACGATAAACAGCTTGTCATAAAATACCGGCTTTTGTCCTTCAGGTACTCCATAGTCTGACAATAAACCTTTAATATGCCCTGTCTGAAACCCACCCATGCCATTATACAAAGAGACATTGATACGTCGGAAAAAAGACCAGAACAAGGCATTGGATTTTGAAATCTTTGGAACCAATCCCCTTGGACATTTTTCTGTGTATTCAATTCCCCTGCAAGTGACATCTTTAACAAAGCCCTCTTTTCTCATCCTGTGGCACTCTGGACAGTCATTTCGGATTTCTCCAAAATACCAGACTGCCCATTGCCTCAGTTTTTTTCCTGATCCTGCTTGTCAACTAAAAATTCGCTGTTTTTCAAGATTACAAAAGTTGCAATCCCGCCCAGGCCAAAATCAAATACCCGGCGTTTAACTTCAGCAGTCAAGGCAAGTTTTTCACCGTTCTGATCCGTTACGCCTTCCCAGGCAACCAGGGAGTAATCAAACATTTTCCACCGGTCTTCGCCTCGCTGGACAAGTTCATTGTCCCGGAAAACAATATCTCCCTGGCCTATTCCATATGGACGGATCCTTAAGCGGCATCCGTTAAAGTCATACCATTTGGCCTCATAGGTTTCTTTACTGACATCAAGCCTCATATTAAAGCCTCTTATTTAGTTAAGTTATTCAGCCAGAGTTAAAGACAACGCTCCGTCACCTGTAAAATCAAACGAACAATTAACGATATCACCAACAGATGTCGTAATTGCAAAACTGTTCAGAAAGATGTTCCCGGAAAAATAATCTCCTGAATCTTCAAGTAAAAACTTAATATCGGTCAGTTTTGTTCCCGGTGTTGCCGCGACAATGTTATCCAGCAATGCCTTCTGCTCCGTGTTGCCGGCAACAAAGTGAAAAGTCATTGATCCGGTCCAACCGGCTTGGCCTGCAACACTCTCTTTCCATTCCTCTCCCTGCCTGTTGGCATCTGCAAGATCAAGACTTGCTGTTATGGACCAGTCAACAGAATAATCAATCTCTGTCCCGCCATCGTCAATCCTGCATACCTTCCCGTGCATCGGGGTTGTATTTCCTGCCATTAGTTTCTCTCCTCTATGTGGTTAAATATAAAATCTAAAGCAATGTGGTAGGTCTTGGTTTCGTCTTCGTAAAAATCTGCATCTCCTTCATAGGAGACTGATAAAACCTCGACACCGCCAGCACCACCCATTGTGCCTGCAAAATCTTGAAATAATTTCCGGATCTCTTCTGCTATTTCCCGGACATCTGAATAGCTCTCCCCCCAACATGATATTTGAATTAAAGGCCTTGCTACTCCGGGATCTGTTCCTTGACCGTGATATCTCGGTCCGGTCACTCTGAAATAGCTGATTGCTGGGAGGCTGACTTGTTGAGGTAATGCCAGGGGATAAATCCGGGTACTGACAATATCCGTAATATCGGTTGAATTTGTCAATTCATAATATAATGCCGCCTCGATCTGCATTTAAAAACCGCCTTTTAAAAGTTCTTTTTCAATATAAGCAAATGCTTTGCCTTTTGACTGCTCAATACCCCGCCTGAAAAATGGTTTTGCTGGCATTTTCACAGTTCCGTACTCAATTAAATGTGCATGGGGAGCTATTTTCCGATCAATGGCCACAAAAGCATCTGAAGGCCCAGCAGCCTGGAATGGTTTTGCAACAATGCTTTTTTTTAAATTTCCGGTTGGCCCAAGTGGTGCTAAACGTTTGATCTTTGCTGCCATTATTGCACCACCCTTTGTCACAATCTTTTTCCTGCGGTCAGATTTAGACAATGTAGTTTTAATAAAAGATTCTAAATCTGCTATGATGTCACTGGAATTATCAGACCATTTCATTGCAAATCAGCTCCATCATAATACCGCGTTCATCAATATTCCGGATCGATTCAATGTTAAAATACCGAGTGTCAAATTTTATTCTGTGCCTGATGGTTAAACCCTCATAATGACGGATAATGATCTTGTGGGTTGCTTCTGCATGAACCTGCTGAGCTGCAAAATACTCTTGTCCTCTCAATGGTGAAACTGACCCCCAACGGGTTTCATCATCAGACCAGGTTGCATCCTCTCCCCCATAAGCATCCCTTGATGCAGATTTGGTCTGGAAAGTAAGCCTATGTCTCAGCAAACCGGATCTCATAAAAATAACCTGTAAGATGCCAAAAGGTTTTCAACTGTTTTGGTTGGAGTATATATGGTGCCAACTACACCAGGCTCTCTAATCTCGTAGAGGTCGGCCAGAATAAGCAAAATAGCAGCTTTAATCGGTGCTGGCACATCACCATATCCCAAAACTGCCCGAACGATAACAGGGTTAGAATTATACAGGCTGTCACTTGGAAATGACTCTCCATACTCAGGTAGAACCCGACCTGGTTCAGAATCTGTATCGACAATATAAGACTCACTGTCCCATGTATTGGTCACGCCATCAGAATCTATGTATTTGACAGATGTTACAGAAGTCAGACTCCCAAATGGAACAATGATTTCATCGCCCGGAAATTTATCAAAAAAGAAATCCCATGTCTGTTCAATGAACTTTCGGCGTGTTATGTTTTCGGCATGTATCCTGGCCGTTTCAATCAGGGTTCCTATCAGGGTATCATCATCCGATATATCAACCCGCAAATGACTTTTGGCCTCTGCCAGTGTTACAGGCTCGGTTGCCGGTGCTGTGACAATGGTTGCCTTCATTTTTTATGCCCGCCGCCTTTTTTTGGTTCTTTGAGTTTCTTAACATTAACGGCTACAGCATGGCCCCGCTTGATCCATTTCTTTGCCCTGGCCGCTGGCATGTCAACTATTTGACCAGGAGAGTATGAAAAATCTGCTCCCGCTATGCTGACTGTTATTTTTATTTCCATGGTTTTCCCCTTGCCTGGGAGAATAACCCCCAGGCAGTTAAATTGATATTACTATGGCTTATGCAGCCGCCATTGCCAGATGCTTACCTGCAGCTGCAAGAGTCATCTTGCCGTCAACCCGCTGATAAGCTTTATAACCGACCTGCCCGGTAGCGGCATACAGCTCATTCAGACGCTGCATAACCATGCCCTGGCGGTCCGCAATCCAGTAATAGGAAAAATCTGCAAATAAGATAGACTTAGCTGATGCAGCAATAGCTGCAACATTCTCGGAGATCTCTACCCGTTTGCCGAGCAAGGTATCCGGCTGTCCGGTTTTGAGCCCTGGCTGCCATAGGTACTGGTCATTACCATCTTTAAGTTTTCGGATTACCTTGGCGGTGCCGTCTGCCATCAGAAAAGTGGCGCCTTTACGATACGCCCGGCCCAGGGAATGAAACAAGTCGATCAACTCGTCAGAAGTAATTGCCGATGCGCTGGCAGCAGTCACACCAGCTGCGATGGCCTCATCAATTCCGGTTGGTTTGCTGGACCCGTCACCGGAAACAAAAGCGGCCTCTTCTGCGACACCTATTCTACGGGCATATTCTTTTGCAATGTAGGTATCCAGATTAAATACTGAATCATTGATCAGCTCTTCAGAAACCTTCATAATGGTTCCGACCTTATATGCACTCAATGTAACCTGAGTAAAAGCATCGTCACCTTCTGTAAACGCTCCCTCTTCTGCAATCCAGGCTGCTGCTCCATGGCTGGATACCACCGGCAGTTCGGTCGTTCCATTGGAGGTGCGGATCACGGTGCACAAAGAGCGCATAATATTGGCATCTTGAAGCAGATCGATGAGTCTTTTATAAAACTCATCAGGAACAAGATATCCACCCTCGGAATCTGTCCCTACCTGTAAAGCACGGTGTTCTTCAGTGGAAAGCCCGGCTCCGTCACGACTTCGCATTCTCCTCCAGAAAACATCCCCGTATTCATCAGACCGTTCCTGCCCTCCTCCCTGACCTTCAGGAGTTTCAAGCGGATCACTCAATGGCTGATCAAGCAGATTCTCACGATCTTCAAGCTTCTTTTTGCGGGCCTCATCAGCATCCGCTGTCTTGATCTGCTCAGTCAAGGTGTCAAACTCTTTGTCGTACTTGTCATATTGCTCTCTTTCTTCTGCTGTAAGACCACGTTTTTCTTCATCTGCTTTGTCAAGCAGCGCCCGCTGATCCAGGAGAACCTTTGCCCTTTTTTCTCTTAACTTTTTACTCATTTTTCTTACTCCTCAATTGATTTTAATTTTAACTCTAACCGTTCCCGGAGCATCGGCTCTGGTATATTCTTTTCGCGGGTCGCCGCGTCTAAAGATCGTTTTGCTACTGTTGTGTCAGGGTATGCAGGAAAAGTGACCGGGGATACATCAAATAACTCCTCAATTTCTATAATATCCCGCGTGACTTCCCTTGTTTCCCGATTTTCTGTCCATTTATCGGTTTTAACGATGAAACCGAAACTCTGCTGTGTGATATCACCTCGGTTTATACTGATCACCAGATCACGTGCTGCCTGGGTATCAGGCAGGTCAACTTTCATTCTCAAACCGGCATCATCTTCCTGTAATTCCAAAGTACCGGCTGACTGTCTGCCTAAAATCAGATTGGAATCATGGTTAATCAATGCCCGGCAATCAGATTTACTCAGGGCATTTGCAAAAGCGCCAGGTATAATCCGCTCTTTAAAACCGCCCAGGTCATCACTCCAAGTGTTAAAAACTGCTGCATAGCCTGATATCTGGTTGCCATCATCGCCTTTTTTTACCCGGAACTCCGGTTTAAAGTATCGAACTTCTTTTTTATCTTTCATCTCAACACCTCATGTTGGTAAAATTATACATTTGCATCCCTGATGTAACGGGGGGTGGAATTTAGGTCCTCTTACTTTCATTGGTTTTTTTTCGTGTCCTTCTGGTTCAAAAGCGCCTTTGGGAACAAAAGGTGTGTTTATACCAACTGTTTTCCCATCCAATGCCCGGCAAAACGGACAGGATTTGCTCCCTCTGCGAAACCATTTCAAGGTTGTTACTCCTGCAGCACCAAATACCAACAGGGCAGATGCATTGCTTGCTCTAACACCTTCATCCTGTGCCACTTTATCGGCTCTTTTGTCGTGCCATTCAGTGACTCTTTGCTCGATCTCGTCCAGGTCAGTTAAAGCCAGTAGTTGACCCTGGGAAGAAGAAATATACCGTTGAACAAACCGGTCGATATAATCATCACTAAAAGTATCAAGGTCCGCCGGAAGCTCATCTAATCCAACCTCGGTCATTGCCTCATGTGCCACGGTCTCCATAAAAACCTGCAATGACGGTCCCATTTTAGCCCGGATATAGTCCGGCATTGTGCTGTAAAATTCCATGATCCAGTTTTTAAAATCAGACATAGATCTTAACTTGCGCTGTTTTTTGATCTGTTTTTTGATAGCCAGGGTTTCTCTGTTCACAACTGTTTGAGCATTTTCCCGGATCAATCTGACATATGTTTTTGTAACCCTGTCACGCCCTGCCACACTTCGTTTTTCAATGAAATCAGATCGAGTCCGCCCCTCATTTTCCATAACCTTTTCTGTGGGAACCATATTGAGGGGAACAAGATAGATGTCCCCACCGTTAATTGGATTCATGTTTTCCAGTGCCCTGATATCGTTTGCAGAAAGCCAGCCATTTTGACGGCCAGTTGCATAAGCATCATACCGGGCTTTGATATCACCCCTTAAAAGGCCGTCAACCTTATGCTCGATAAAATATTTTTCCTGCTCCCTGGGAGACAGCAGATTTAAGGTCAGTTCCTGTTCCCAAAGGACCAACCACGACCTGATGGTATGGACAACAAAATCAATGGACTGATGTTCGATATTGGAAAATGTGGCTCTTTTTAAATCTCCCACCATGTGTGGAGGAACTCTAAAAATCCGGCATATTTCATTTAACTGAAATTCCCTGGTTTCTAAAAATTGACTATCTTCAGGAGGTATTCCTGCTTTTTGAAGCTTCATGCCTTCCTCAAGCAATAAGAGCTTGTGACTTTGGCCAAGGCCGGAATATTTTTTTGTTAAAGATTTTTTCAAATTATCATGGGCTTCTTGGCTGAGTTTGCCTGGATGTTCAACTATTGCACCAGGGTGAGTTCCAGCCCCGAAATATTGAGAACCAAACTCCTCTGTAGCGAGCCCCAGGCCAATTGATTCACGGGCAAGAGTAATTGTGGATTTTCCAATAACACCATCAAAGCCAAATCCCGGGATGTGTAAAATTTCTGATCGTTCAACTGTCTTATTGCCGTAAATATATTTGCCATCCTTGATCTGCATGTGTTTGGACAAAAGAGGGAATAAAAGAATCTTGCCGCCTTGCGTCTTGATGATCTGGCAATAAGCATTGCCCCACAAAGATAAATTTGCCTGTAATGCGTTCCTGAGCCTGAAGGAACTTATCCCAGGATACGGTGCAAGATGTAAAACATTATCAAGCCAATGCTTTGTCGCTCGCTTTTTACCGCCATCAGGCAACCGCTCATACATATTAAGCGGAAGACTGGCAATTGTATCAGACAAAACCTTGACGCAAGCAAAAACAGCGGAATATTTCATGGCTGATTCTTCATTGACTGATACTCCAGCTAATGATGATCCACTGCCCAAGGCATCCACAAGCCATTTATCCGGATTTACAAGGGTGCTTCGTTTCTTAAATATTTTTTTAAAAAAATTCACAATGCTATCACTCCGCGTGTCTCATAAACCGATTTGCCAGTATGCTCGCTATACATCGCCCTGGACATCGCTGTTATTGTTGCCACCGCCCCATCAATCTTATTTTCAGGCGCTTCTTTGTAGGGAAAAACATTCTCTTTTTTATCAATTCTGCAGCAGACATTGCCTACCATCCAGGTAGTTGCCGGGTTCCCATCATGATAGAAGTTGCCGGATTTAATAGCCGCCTCAATCTCCTTCATAGGCTCAGAAAGGTGAACCACTGTCTGTGGGATCTCAACACAAGCGATATCCTCTGCCATCAGGTTGGTTATTAACTGCTGAGCGTTCCATGGATCATTACAGACTTCACCACCGCCATTCTCCATTCCAGAAAGGTCAAATGTTTTCGCATCTTCTTTGATGTCATCCTGGATTTTTTCAAGATCTATCCTGGCTCCTGGAGTTACTTCTATGTATTCATCTTCAAACCATCCGGCATAGTGCGCCTGATCCTCACCTTGAATCCGTTCTTCGGGTAGATAATGCTGAGAAAATAGATAATAGTCGTCATCCTGCTTAAAAAGATACATCTTTGAGGCGATATCTATCTTGGATGCAAGATCAAGCCCGATATAACAAGGCTGTTCGGTAAAATCTAAAATATTCAGATCTCTTGAACTTTTTTCCCATTCAACCATATTCAGCCAGGCTGATCCGGCATTAGACCAAAGATTTAGATGCTTGCATTTTATGATATTTTGTTTGCGGGAATTTTGGACTCCTGTTTTTAGCTGAGATTTTAAAAAATCTTTAGAAACGGAAACACCAATATTTGGATTTGCTTTTTCCCAGTTTTTGAAATCAGTCCAGTCATCATCTTTGTCAATGGAATAAATAATCCCGAAAATTTCATCATTGACGGTTTCACCGGACAGAATCTTCTCAACCTGCTTTTGCAGAACATAACATGGGGAGGCTGTATTTGTTCCGGCTGAAGAAACAACAATCATCATGGGTTGAGATCTTGATCCCATACCAGTTTTCCCGGTATCATACGAATCTTCACTTTTAGCTTCGTGATATTCATCCTGAATCCAGGCGTGCGGGCTTGCACCATCACCTGGTTTTCTGATCAAAGCTTCAAATCGAGAATTGTTTTTCAAGGAAAAAATATTCCCGGGATTTTTCCTGGTCCCGCCAAGCTCAATGCCAAAGTGTTTTCTATAATCGGGCAATGCTGCTGTCATTAACCAAGCTGGCCGGAAAACTTCATGGGCTTGTTTTAAACTGTTTGCAACACTGTAAACCTCTGACCCTGCCTCTCCATCTGCAGCAAACATATAATTTCCAAGAGCTGCACCTTTGATTGATTTGCCGTTTTTCCTGGGAACCAGTAAGAATATTTCCCTAAATCGCCTCAGATTGTCTCCTTTCTTCAGCCATCCAAAGGGAATACCAAGGCAAAAACATTGCCACGGCTCTAAAAATAAAGGCTTTCCGGCCCATTTGCCTTTGGTATGCTCCATATTTTGGGCAAAACTCAGCATTTTTTCTGACATATCAGGGTTGAAATAATAGGGAAAACTCTTCTTTTTTGCTCTTTCCAAGTCGTTCAAATGCCTCTGGCAGGCTGAAATAACATACTGACAAGCCAATATTTTTCCGGAAACAATATCCCTTGCATACTTATTGGCTTTATTTGTAAGAGGTCTACGCATTATTTAGCCGTATTTTTCCCATTTGTTTTTGCCTGTTTTCTTTTGTACAGAAACTTTAGGTCTATCCGCAGGGGTCAACCCCATACGCCCCAAGGCAATCATTAAATGGCCCATATTGCCCACTGACAGACTGCCTTTTAATCGAAGATCGGAAAGAAACCTGGCTGCAATCTCAACGATGATTCTATCGGCTTCCGTCAACACACCATCAGGGATAAGCTCGGCTATTTCATGCCAGGCTTCCTGCTGAACATCAGTGAGAGAAATTGGCGGTTCTCCCAGGGGATTTTCCGGCATTGGTTCGTTTGGATTCTCACGATAATGGCGGTAAGTCCCCTTTAAAATCTTTAATTTAGTTGGCTTATTAATCCGTCCCATTTTTTAACCTTTTTGTGGTGTAGTAAGAAAAAGGCTGCACCAAACGGTAGAGAAGCAACCCCTGTAGGTATCAGACACCCCTTACCCCTTTGTTTAATCGTCCATGTTCAACCTCATGACAAGCTCTTGACATGCTCATCAAATTGTCTATATCAAGCCTCAGACTTGGATTTTCATCTATCGCCACAATGTGATGGACTACATTCGCAATCGTAATCCTGTGGGCCTCTTTACAATCCTGACACTCGCATAACGGATTCATTGCAAGCTTCACTTTCCTGATCTTCTGCCACCTGGCATCATAACCACGCTGGCTTGATGGTTTTCGTTTGTCATACTTTTGTCTGGTTGCTTTCTCTCGCTGATGAACGACAGGCATACATGAAGCACAATAAGTGTCAGTGCTTAATACTTTCTTACATCGATTGCATGGTTGTTTAGGTGCTTCAGGCATAAAAAACTCGCTTTTAAATTAAACACGAGTTAATTGTCTCAAATAAAAATTAATTTAGGCAATTGAAAGATTCGTCATATAGCGCTATATATCTATGTGACGAAAGTTTTTCGTATTTTCTCTTTTCTTTCTTCTTTTTCAGGTATTGATTCAAACGTCATAAACGAGTATCCACAGCACATACACACTCTAATGCGTTGAACTATATTCTCATTGGTTAAATTGTATGTCTTAATAACCCTGTTGGTTCCCTCCCCACATTCAGGACATATCATCAATGGACATACCTTTTTGCCATGGCAACATGGATAAGATGAAAAATAATCTGGTTGCTTACAGTTCTCATATTATCTGCGGCCCATTGTTCCAGTTTTTTCACAAGTTCAGGGTGATCTTTGAGGTCCAGGACATACCTGGTCTGCAGCATTTTTTCTGTTGGTGATGAATCTTCTGAAGAGGAGTATTCAGATCCACGACATACCTTACAGTCTCTCGTCAACTTGTCGGACGACCGATTTGCAGCATCAAAATGATTTAAGTCTTTCGGTAATGCTTTCTTGCAGGTATTACAGAATTTTTCTTCCATGAGTTCCCCTTTTAAATGTTTTTCATAAATATTATTTCCAAGCTCACACTTTCCGCAATGTTGGAATGCCAAACCAGTCTGGCCCCCACTATTGCCCCAGTTTTTGCCGTGTTGATTCTTTCTTATTATTTTAATCCTTGAGATACAGGTTTTGTCAGGTATTTCGGCCTTATATGTCTCGCAGTTGACCATGTTTAATCCTCTCTTTGCATTTTAAGGGCCCTGATTGCTGTTGCTCCCTGATCAAACAGGACAATCTCACTGGTCCCCCATCTTTCCTGATCAGCATAGAACTTCAATGCCAGATAATACCGTTCATTAACTTTGAGTGCATTGTTCAGCAGATCCCGCACAATTTCAAAAGCATCCTGATAATCAACTTCTTTCTTCTTCAAAATAGATTTCCCCTTCAACAAGCAACACATCTGTTTTCTTACAGTTCCAGCGTCTTGCTTTCCCGCCACGCTTGACCAATAATTTACGCCAGGAATGGATGCATAACTGATTCCCGGCGTTAAGCCATGCTTTTGTATACTCCTGGAACTCTTCTGCAATTTTACGCCTGTGGCTGGCAAGATCTGATCCGGTGACCTGGATACCTAACGTGGCACCTGTATCCAGGACAACAAGATCGATGATGTTGAATAGATCAATTTTCTTTTGAGCCCAGGGATGATAGTATTCAACCTTCCAGTATAACAACCCCTGAGCTCTCAATTTTTCTGTTGTTCTTTGTAAGTGACTATTTGGCATGCTCTCTCCTGTACTTGCAATCTCCCGGGCATACTACCGGTCCACCGGACTTGCCTTTGAAATATGCCCGGCCATAACATTTTCCGGTTCTCTTGCATCTAGCCGGGCAGTGGTTATTTATTGTAAGTCTTCTCAAGCTATTAACTGCTTTAAATTTTCAACCGGTATTTTTTCACCCTCAATCTGTTTGGCTGCAGGAAGAGCGTTATTGTCTTTTTCCATTTCCTGGTATGCTTCAATAAATTCCTTCCTGAACCATTTCAGATCATTCTCAGGCATATTCCCCAACTGCCAGAAAGACCACCGGTTTGACATGAGATATCTTGTTATGGGATCTTTGAAGACAGTTGAACACTCACGTCCGAAACACTTTAAATTCTTTAATACCTTGTCAGCTTCCAGGGCAGCTGCTGTGTTTGTATTCAATTTACCGTTGATGATAATATCTATTGCATCGATGATTTCTTTTGTTCTGGGAGTGGCCGGATAGGTTTGTTCTCTGTTTTTGATCAGCCAAGTTGCGGCTTGCTGGATCTCTTCAATTGTGTATTCTTCCAATGCTAAAAATTTTAATTCGATATTATCATCAGACAGTGTGCTACCGAATTCTTCAGCCAAGGCCGTTATTACAACTGCAAATTTTAATATTTCTTCGGGTGTGTTTTTCATGATGTTTGTTCTCTTTTTCTGTTCATTCTTTCAATGAATTTACGTCCAGCCTCTTTGTTTTTATCATTTAGTTTGCTCTTGGATTGCTGTTTGCTTGATTTAACCATGCTATTTCTAATGTTTTGAAATTTGGTCAGTCCATTCCCGCTTTTTTTTCTTAATGCCGCCAAAGAGAAAATATTATCCTGCCAGAAATCATCTTTTACTGCCCATTGCATTGTTGTGATGATTTCATCCAAGGTAAATCCATCAAGACTGATTAATTGGTTTACAACGACATGGCTGTTTTTTTGTAAGGAATCAGATATAGGGGAAAGGGTGGGTTTGGTTTTTTTGATGTGCTTTATAAAGTCGGCACAAAATTTTTCTATCTGACGGAAGTCTGTATCTGTTACTGCTTCTGTATCTGTTTCTGTTTCTGTTTCTGTAGGATATGGTATCGATATGGTATGTAAATATTTGTCTAAATCTATCTTATATCCTTCTAAAATTTTTTTATTATATTCTATAAATATCTGTAATTTCTCAGGATCTTCTTTTATACTGTTTAATGCGGATATTGCGAACTTACTATTTTGGCATTGACGGCGAAAAAAGTTCTTCACCCATATGGTTTTTGACCCGGAATACCATTGGATTTTCTCTTTCAACCCCTCAAATACCATATCGATACCATATCCAAGTTCGAATTTAATTCGCTTTTCACTTATCTCGTATATGCCAGCTTGATTACAAATTTCATTTGTCCAGAAATATATAAAGGCAAGTTTTTCCCTTAATCCCAATTCTTCAAACCAGGGATCTCTCCAGGTGCTTGTATCAAATTTTCTATAAGCCATTAAAATACTCCTTTAACCCCTGAATCACGGAATCATCACCTTCAAAAAACAGAGGTTTATCTTTTAGATCACCATGGTTCGCATGAGTTTCCCATTCACAAGTTGCCAGGTTTTCAAGCCTGTCATCCCCACCCTGACTGACAAAGACTCTATGGTGACAATGGGGAGAACAGCATTTTTTACCTGTATATTGGTCAATGTAATTATCTCTCTCAAAGCATTCCAGAACCCGTTTTTTCCATGCTTTTCCCTTGAGTTTAATCTTTATTTTTTTAAAAAAAGTTTTCATTTCTGATCATTCAGTAATTGCACATATTCATCGGTTCCAAGCCCAACCAGGGCAGCATGTCTTCTTAATGCATCAGCAATAAAAACATGAGATTCTGGTTGGTCACAATTTACATAAGACAGGCTTTTCGGAATGAAATGTACCTGATCCATTTTGCTGTCATGGATGATTGATTCAACAAATCCACACCGGATCTTAGTGAGGAAATCAACCTTATCCTGGGTGTCCATATTTGCATTGAAATTCATATTTGCGATATATTTACATGACCCGTGATAACAGCATAATTCACGGTAAGAGCGTTCTTTCTGCATGCCTTTGATCTTGGCCTGTAGGAGCTGATTAACACTATACGCCTGGAGTTTCTTGATATCTATATTCTCCGAGGCTTTAAGCCAGGCTCCGCTGGTTTTTTGGACTATGATATCAACTGCCATGAATATATACCTCTTTGCCAGTAATTCCTTGGATCTCAGATTTAAACAACTCTGGATATCCGTTATTGCTGCTGATATGGATTAAGTGGATTTGTTTCACGCTTGAAAGATCATTTGCTTTGAAAAATTTTTTGACATTTTCCAACTCAAAATGTGATTTTATTATCCTATTCCTGAGAGCCTTATCCGTCACGCCAGATTTAATATTTTTTTCCAATATTGGCATGGAGTAATTACACTCGATCATATAATAGTTCACACCCTTGAATTTATACCTACAATAGTAAGAATCTGTTATATAACAAAGTTTTTCACCATTTTTATTTTGAATTAAAAAGCCGTGGTTCATGACATCATGCTGTAATGGAAAAGTAAGGATTGAGAACGTTCCGATTGTGATTAATTCTCTTGATTTAAAAGCATGTATTCTATGGCCAGAAGCTCCAATTTCTCTTTTGGTTTGCTCTGACATATAGCAATCAATACCAGCCCTTAAAATATGTTCCACGGCTTTACAATGATCTTTATGGGAATGTGAAATAAGACACCCATCCACCTGGGATAATTTAAAAGAAAAAGCCTCACGGATTGCCTGGAAACGGATGCCGCATTCTATCATAATAGAGGTATAGCCATCCGATATTTTGTAGCAGTTTCCAGATGATCCGGAAGCATATGTTTTAATATCCAGCATTTAGTAACCCGGTCCAGATTGTTCAGCCTCTTCTCTCTCCTGGGCTTCAATCTCTGCCTTCTCTTCATCAGTCATTTCAATGTCAATAACTTCAGAGTTAGCATTTGCATCAACCTCATCCTGTGGATTAAAGCCTTTGAAATCCGCATGATCAGAACTCATGGCAGTCGACATTTCTATGGTCATGGGTCCGTATTTTGGAATAATTTGCAGCATCATTGTCTTCAATGCCATGGCATCAAAATCACTTTTCCAGGGGGAAGTTCCCTTGCTGTAACTTTTGGAAAACCTTTTTGCGTGTGTTACAACTCTTTCCCTGGTCCATGCGATTGCTTTCTGGAAGCCGTTGATCAGCTCCATATAGCAATAGTAACCGATGGCTTTATCACTGGTTTTTTCCCCACCGATCTCAAGAGTTCCTTTAATCCGGTCTTCGATCATTTCTTCGCCTTCATAAACGATTCCGGCATTGAGGTGTTTATACTGTCCGGTGCGGATGGCAAGCTGGATATAACCCTTGTAACCCATCTGGAATTGAGGCTTTTTGCCATAAGGGATAACATAAGCAAAACCAAGGTTTTTATTGATGGGGAGATCAAGCCCTGCAGCCTTTAAAGCCTCTTTTATAACCAGATTGGGATCGCATACAGCAAGGTTTTGATCCTCTCCACAAAGGTCAAGAACAGAGGTAATAAATGTTCCTGCCTTTTCTCCCAGTCGTGATTCTATCCTTGTCACGACATTGGGGTTTGATAATGTTTTTTGTATTGCGGGTAAGTTGGGTGTCATGCTGCCTTCTCCTTTTTGTTTGATACGGTTAATTCTTGATGGTCAGGAGAGACATAGAGGTTGATTACCTGGGCCCGTGTATCAATGATTTCAGTACAGCTCTCTCGATTATCAACAAATACGGTACAGGAAAAACCATAATACTCTGACAGAGCATTGATGATATCCAGACCCACATTGATCTTTCCTGCAGAGTTAAGAGATTCCCAGGGAACCCCGTTGTAAGTTGTGATGCAGGTTTCTTCAATCCCGCCATTGATCAGCACGTTAAACATCTTGAAACGAGCCATTTCAAACCGGCTGTTTATTTGATTTTCCAGTAGTTTGACCTTATGGACGATAAACTGGTCCAGCATGTGAAGTTCAGACTCAAGCCTTTCATACTCTGCTGCCAGCTTTTTTTCCTGTTTTTCAAGTTTGGCAATTCTGGCAATGGTTTTCTCAGCTGCTTTCCACTCTGCTTCTTTGACATTTTCAGAAGAAATACGGGATTCAATATCTGTAATTTCTTTCTGGATTGTTTTAATCTGATCCTGAGATCCTTCTTTTAAATCTTTGATCTCTGATTCCAGCTCTGCTTTTTCTTTTGTCAGGGCATCCGGGATTTCAGCACCGGACTCCGGGATAGAGGCTATTTTTTCTTTTTGCTCTGCAATGGAAGACTCAAACTCTTTCTGCTCATGATCTATAGAACCATCAAGCGTGGTCTGCTCTTCATTTAAAAGCTCAATCGCTTTTTCTTTGGCCTCAATCCCTTTTGAGAGTTGTTTGATATACTCAGCTCTCTCTTTGCCTGCAGCTGTATTCTCAGCCAGTTTTTTAGACTTGGCTTGATTGAATTTCTCTTTTGCTTCTTCTATCTGATCTTCCGGAATATCCTGATCACAAACAGGGCATACCTCTTTTATCTCAGGCTGTTTGGCATTCTCTCTATGCCACTCCTTGCGTTTTTCCTCGATTGCATCTTCTGCTATCTTGATCCTTTGGGAATCCTGCTGCAGCTGTCGTTTGAGATCATCTATCTTGTCATTATTCCCATGTTTCTGAGAGATGAGTTCTCTCTTTCTTATTATCCAGGCTGTTTCAAGGTGTTCAATTACATCCAGGAAAGGCTTTTTCTTTTCGGAAAGACCCTGGTCTGCATTGGACTGAAGGGTGATGATTTCAGCATCAATTTTATTTATCCGGATCTGTTTTTTGCTGACCTCTTCATTCGACTGTAAAGACCTGAGTTCTTCCTGCTGATCTTTCAACTCTGTTTTTAAGCCCTGCATGATTTTAATATTAGGTTTTGCAACATCCTGATCTTTCAACTCTGTTTTTAAGCCCTTCAAGCAGGATCTGACGGCTTTGCTGACTTCCTGATTCTCTGAAATCCTGGCAGGTATCTGAACCAGCTCTTTATTGATTTTGCCCTGCCTGGCTTTGACTTTTTTCCGGTGGTCATCAGCAGATGAATTGCTGAGAATTTCTAAAAGACCTGCAAGTTTTTCGTCTGATTTGATTACATCCTGATCGGAAATATCCCCGCACATCTCAAGCAGGATCTGACGGCAATTTGACCAGTGCAAACTATTAAATTCATGGGGGTTTGTGATAAGCTTAAACGAGTTAATATTTATGATTTCAACTATTTTGGAATCATAGTCTTTCTTTTTTACGGGCACATCATCAATAAAATAATCTGTTGTATGGCCTTGGAAAATTCTTTTGGCAGAGCCTTTTTTTTTGGTGTACTTCTCATAGTATCTTTTGAGAAGGACGATGGGCTTTTCATCTATCAACAGAGTTGCCTCAACCTCTGTCTCGAGCTTGTGGATCTCCTGTCCTTTTATATCGACAGGCTTTAACTGGAAATCAGCTTTGCCCTGGCTGTCTTTACCAAATATGACCCACATGAATGCATCCTGAAGGGTTGTTTTACCAGATGCGTTCTGACCCCATACGATGATATCCTCTCCATCTGATTCAAGGGTAAAATCTTTAATCCCTTTGAAATTCTGCAGACGGAGTTTTTGAATTGTTAATGTTTTCATTTATTCTCCTTTAATTCGTCATAACAAGCATGACATAAATCATCCATTACTTGATCCTCATGAAAAACATCTCCACAGGATTCGCAATAAACCCGGTCAGGTGGACAGATCCAACCTTTAGGGTATTTACCTTTTGTGCAATCACCGTGGTAGTTTTCGTGTCTGCAGCCTTGATAACACATTAAAGCCTTATCAGGAAATCAGTTCTCCTTTTATGTCATACGTATCAGGCATCAGCCAAAATTTAGCTGACACACTTGTAAATTTTTCCATATCTGGAGCCATTTTTTTTGAAATGTTCCCCCTGGAAAACGCCATGTCCACCGCTCCCTTTTTCCATCCGATACTGATAAGCCTTTTTTTTAAAATATCAGTATCAATGTTTTCCAAAACATCTTTGACCTTCATTTGCCCCCTCTTTATCTGTTAAAAGTTGATTTATTCTTGCATGGTTAAAACGCAATGTCAAACTTTTTTTTATTTTTTTTCACTTTTTTTAAAAAAAAGGCTTGACATTAATCTAAAACTCCTGTATTATATAGACATGATTAAGACAAACACACATAAAACAAGGAGAGAAAACATGAAAATATTAAAGACATCCTTGTTCCGGAATATGAAAATAGGATTAATGACTAAATGAGGGGCGGCAAAAGAACGGGTGCAGGGCGCAAGCCCTCACCCAACAAAAAACAGGCATATGCGACAAAGCTGTACCCTGAAAAGGTCAGGTTCTTGCGGAGTTTAAAAAACGCTGCAAAGTGGCTGGATGAGGCAATAGACGAAAAAAGAGAGCGAGAAAATCGCTAATGCAAACATGAACGCGAACTGCGCTGACGCCTGTCGGTTAACTTGAACATTATAAAAGGCTGTACCTGCGACAATTTGAAGATTGAAATTGAGGGTGCCCATTATTGGTATAGTCCACAAGAAGCAAAGGAGGAGTAAAGATGGAAAAGGATCTTAAATATTTAATATTTATGATGATTGTACTGTTCTTGTTAATAGTTAATCTTATCGAAGCTTATTGGATGGACAAAATAGAGCAAATCATCAAAGAGGATCATATGATGATCAAAGCATTATACAACCAGATTGAAGCACCATTGAAGGTGCTGGGAGGGCCGTGATGAGATTTACTGCATATGTTGCAATTATAGTCCTATTAAGTTTAGGAGCAATTATTAAATATAATGTACCAGTGGTTGAAAGGAGGATCAAATGTGCAATGGAACAATACTAAAAAATGGCATACCGTGTCCGTACGAGAATGAGAACGGAGAGTGTCAGAAACCGGATGATGTTGTATGCCATGAAAAGGGGGGTGTATGATTTGTTTTATAGTCGGTGCGGTTTTCGGATTTGTTTTGGGGGTTGCAACTATGGTGGTTGCTATTGCAGGCAGACAGATAGAATCTGATCAGGATATATATAAAGCGGAATATCTAAAAAAAGCCTGGAAGGAACGGGAATAGTTGTATATCATTACAAAAGTGGAGATATACAGATCTATGTATCTACTTATTGGCTCTCGACTGACGCAAGGCCAATAATTTTGCTGCTGCGGACAAGCCGCAGAGCAGGCTAAAGGAAAATATGAACTGGATTGTTGGACAAGATGGAGAACCAGAACTCATCAAACTATATGAGCGACATTACAGCTGCTACCATTACAAAGATGGCAGAAAACGGCTGAAGTTTGTTGGGCCGGGGGAACATATTGTCCTCACAACACCGGATAGAAAAGCCTTATTTGTGTGGAGGAATTTTATTGATGATTCAAAACAAACAGGAGTCAACTGTGCAGTGTTCAGAAATGAATCAACCGCATTGTCATCTGACCTTATCACGGAGGCTGACGCCATTGCTGATTTCTGCTGGCCTGGTGAAAGGCACTACACTTTCGTTCGGGAAGAGGCTGTCAAGTCAAGGAATCCCGGCTGGTGTTTCATATGCGCCGGATGGAACAAGTGTGGTTTTACCGGTT